AAATTACAGACCTACGGAACCAATGGTCTATACAAGGAATTCACTCCAGATTTTCTAATTATTGACAACAAAGAAGTTGATGAGATAGTAGAATCTGGTTATTGCAACAACAACATTGTGTATGCACATGCCAACCCAATCTTGGATCATCCTGGCAAATTTTATCTAATTCCACAAGATCCCAGCTGGAACGCAGGTACTATTGCTGTATATCTAGCCTGCTTTGATGGGCATTCAAAAGTATATCTAATGGGATTTGATGGCCGTCAAGGAGCCGACACATTCTACGAAAAAACTTTGAAACTGGTTTTTGAACTATACCCCAATGTAGATTTTGTTCGAGTAACACCAACTTCTGAATACTACATGCCCGAGTCATGGAAATTTCAGCTCAACCTAAGACAAATTACTTTTAGAGAGTTTGTCCTTGAAGCCGACATTGGATAACACAGTCTCCATAGTTCGTAATTTATCCGTAATAGCAGTAAACTTAAAACTACGCCACACACCTGGATGTAATGGCCTAGGGTAGTCATCTAAGGGAACCCAACAATACCCTCTGTGCTCGTGATTTAACACCGGCACAAATTCTTCGTCAACACTGATTAGGTAAGTGTGAAACACAAACTTGTCATTGTCACTGGTGTATTGTTCAATGGGAATAATTTTAGCGTCTTTGATGTCACCACCCAACTCTTCTCGTATCTCGCGATGCAGTCCCTGTATAACCGACTCACCTACTTCTACTTTCCCGCCCACGATTCCCCAACTGCCTGAGTGTCGGTTGCTGTTCCTGAGCAAAAACAAATATCGATGTGTTTGGATGCAATATATCAATGCACCTGTATTTGATAACATTTAGATTACAATACTCCAGTTGTTGAAACTATAGACACCTTCAACACTTTTTGCCCATTCCCGTACATTAAAGTCATACTTGTATTGCACAGTAGTGGTTAGATTAGTAACATACTGATAGTCGGTGCTGTTCTCACTATCAAATGACACAGTCCATTGTCCATTTCTATATTCAATGATGTCTCCGGCATTGGCAACAAACAATGGATTTGTTCGATCCCAAGCTTCGGCAGCTTCTGTGTTAGTATAACGGCCAATGGGGTTTAAAATCAAATATCTTGTGCCCGAAACAGGGGTCATCAATGAATAGTCTTCAACATCTACAGTGGCAGGATCAATGATTGCTGTCACTGGCGACAAAGTGTTTCCGGGCAAGGTATCTACATTGGGTGTGTACAACATAGAAGTTTCGTCTGTTGGATGATTGGCAATGGTGCCAACTACCTCACTGATACCGTTTGGATGGCGCAGTCTGACTTGACTAACGCCATTTCTAACTTTACCAGTTTTGCCCATGAGTTGGACCCAACTGTCAAATTCGGCATTGGCCAGCGATGGGTTTGCTCCAAGTTCGGTGTTTTTAATAAGTTTTAACGTATTGCCAATATACAATAGATGATAGTCTCGCAAAGACACAACACGTCGAGTCATTAAATCCGCGCTGGTAAAAACATCTTCACTGATGTTTCCATTGGAGTCAAACACGTTATTGATCATGTTTGTGACAACACCAAGGCGTTTAACTTTGGCCGGACTGGAAATCCAAATTGGCATTTCAAATTGCAATGTGGCAACACTAATAGATTCATCTGCACCGGATGGGATTGATCTCGAATCCCATACAGTGCTTTTTAATTCTACCACAGTTAAACTGCCCCAGTCAATGTAGTTGTCGGTGCTTTGTAATTCTAAGCTAGGATTAAAAAGTTGGGCCAATTGTTCAATCAATTGCAATTTTTGTTCGGTATTGCTAGTCCAGATATCTAATTTTAATGTTAGTTTATACGGGACCGGCATTAGTCTTTCTACTGTGTATGAATCTCCGGGGCCGTGCAAATAATCACCAGTGGTTGGATCATATTCTCTCTGTCTAACATTGATTTTACTAATAAATGTGGGATCAGCCATGGCATCTCGGTTGTAGTCCAATGCGCTGATATACACACTCATTGCAGGAACACTACTTAATAAGTTTTCGCTGTTTTGTTTAAGTATCTGTGCCGCCTGTCTACTGGGGTCTCCGTACAATACCGGAACCTGTTGTAAAGCCCTCTGACCAGTGGCACCTTGTCCAAACTCAACTTGAAAGCCGGACACAACTCTTATAAACTGCGTTAAGAAACGTCGAATTTGACTATCGTAAAAAAATTGCTGTGCCATTTAGTTGTCCGCTCTTAATTTAAATGCTTTGCTTAGACTCTGTCGTTCGGGAACGGTTTCGCCTTCTATGTTGGTAGAAGTATTTGTGTTGTTGACAAAACTATTACGCAATGTTCCAGACTCGGCTCCCAATGTCAAGTTAGCACGTAGTTTCTCTTCAATTGTTGACCATCGAGCTCCGCTAAACCGGAATAGCCTGTTGGGCAAATAATCTGTACGTAAGAAATAATCCCCTTTGCTGGGATTGGTTGGGAACTCTATGCCAGTGCCGCAAGGCAACCCATCTGGAGCTAATCCATCTCCTACCAAGTATCCTTTTAGTTTATCTGCCGGGCTAATGGTAGTCTCATCAGCAGTGGTAGATACACTGTCTGCGGTGACCACACTACTGTTGGCATAAATTCCACCATACTCTGGAGCCAAATACATCTTGCTGGTATCATATCCACTTAGTGGTACATCTACTTCGGCCTGTGCCACTACAGCCGCATTGATGTTCATGTAAACACCGTAGTTGCTCATGATATCTGCTGTGGTGGTGCTGGCTGTACCCGCCACAATGGTATTGAGAATATCCTTGTACTCTTGACTATCCACTAGCGGATTGATTTTAACACGCCATAGGTGCGGCCACCAAGTTGGTGTAAATCCTTCTGCGGCCAAACTGGCATCGGCAATAACATAGTAACGCTTCAATGCCGCTGGAACATCTTGATCCAGGGCATTGTAATCTTTTAAATGCTCTAGTTCTAGTACATCGCCAGCCATTAACTTACGACCAATGGTGTCCATCATGTCATTGATATGAAAAGTCATGAACAAGGTGCCAGTTTGCAAGAACAGGCCAAATTGGCTTAAATCAAAATCTTGATCAGCACGAGTATAAATGCCACGCATCTTGTAAACATCTCGATCGTACTTGCGGTCACGGTTTTCTACAAACAACAAATCTTGTATGTTCTTTTCACTTTGATTTGTGTAGTTGGGCTGAGTTAGGTCTGTGCTGTCTGTTTGTTGATTTGTGCCTAGGTATTTGTGTATGATAATACCGGTTCCACCCATGGTAAACATTTCGCTAATTCTGCGATCAAAGAACTTGTAATCATTTGAGTGTTTACCGTCTTTCCATAGTGATAGGCGAGCCATAGTTATTCCTTATTGTAGTATTTATGGGTTTGACATGTATTGGCTTTTATCGTATAATACGCACTTATGCAATCACAACATGAAGCCCATATTGCCAAACTAGAGGAGCTTCTAGCGTCAGTTTCCCACACCAAGGACATTCGAGCCCGTAGCACTTTGCACAAGTTTTACAAAAACTGCCGTGAAATTTACACCAAAATGGACAAAGAAATGGTGTCGTGCAGGCGCAGGAATAAATTAACACAAAAGTATACAGAATTACAAGCCGAATACACAGAGGCCATTAACACATTTGAGCAGTGGGCTGTAATGGCCGCACTGATGTATTAGTTGACACAAAATGGTTGATTTGCTACAATACGGGTATGATGTATAAATTAATAACAAAAACCCAAGAACAAGAATTTGACACGTTGGATCTAGCAATGGATCAGGCCAAAGCGTTAAACGAGTTTGTTACCATTGTGGGCAACGGATTTGAAATTGTGGGCCGGTTTGGAGTGGATTCTGTCAGAGATGGAAAGTGTCCCGACGGAATTGCATATGATTGGAACAAAGCAGGCCGTATTGGTCGTGTTAAAAAGGAGCGAAAGTAATGGCTACAGTAGCAGGCATTAAGATTAAAACAAAAGCACCCAGGGTTCAGCGAACCAAGTTTGCTGATGAGAAATACACTGGCCCAGAACCGGTATGGGACACCGAACAAGCACTGGCGTTCTCAGACTCTGATTTTGACCATTACCTGCGTGGTAGTTTTTACTACTACAATTACCACTACAATCAAAAAGATTGTAAAAAATACGTAGTCGAGTGGATGCAAAAGCAAGAAAAAACATTTACTAAACGAGATGTTGGTGCTTTTATCCGTAGCTCAGATCGGTCCATGTCAATGACAGCCTGTAGTTTGGTCATGGCACACCGCCAAGGCATGCCGTTAAAAACTCGCCACACTGACTTCTTAAAGGAAGCTATTGCAAAAAGCATTGAGTTGGCGGAACCCGAAGCCGTTGAAGTTGCAGTAGACAAAGTTGAAGTGTATCGACCCACTATTCAAGACCGTTTAAACGAACGTACCAGCGAGATAATTGGAGAACTTGAGGGCGTATACGACGAAGTACACCTAAACAACAAAGTTGACTTCAAACCGTACGATTTCTTGGTAGCCAACAATGTGGTGCAAAGCCAATTGGGCAAATATGAAAGTCTGTACATCAAACGACGAGCAGAACTAGAGCTTGCACAGAGTCGAACCGACGAGCAAGTACGAGAAGGCTACAGTCACTATAAAGCCGCTGACTTCCGACGCATGATTGGGTGGATTGATAACTTACTTGCGGCAGTGGAACAATACCGCGGAGTCAAGAAAGCCACCAAGAAAGCCCGTGTCAAGAAAGCACCCAGCAAGGAAAAACTAATTGCCAAGCTCAAGTATGCAAAAACTGATACAGCACTAAAGATTGTGTCCATTAATCCCGCAGATATATTGGGTGCCAGCGAGTTGTGGGTGTACAACACAAAGACACGCAAATTGGGCAAGTATGTGGCCGCCGCATATCAGACACTGAGTGTCAAAGGCACCACAATCATCAACTTTGATGAGCAGAAAAGCACCAGTAAAACTCTGCGCAAGCCCGAAGAAAAACTCAAAGAGTTTGCCAAAGCAGGCAAGATTGCTCTGCGTAAGTTCTTGGACGATATCAAGGCTACAGAAGCCAAACTGACTGGTCGCATC